CCTGCGAGATGGCGCCAGAGTTTGGCGTCGAACCGTCGCCCCAGGTGCAGCGGATCGCCATGACCAGCAAGCGCAACCTCAAGCGCATCAACAACCCTGACGACATCATGTCCATGCCGTACAGCATTGTGGCGACCCGTCAGCGGTTCAACATTTTCGCAGGGAACTACTGACGATGGCTAACGTCAAAATCTCCGAACTTCCCGCAGCCACAGTTCCGCTGGCCGGCACTGAAGAAATGCCGGTTGTGCAGAGCGGCGTCACCAAGCGCGCAGCGGTCAACAACATTGGCTTTCAACCGGCAGGCGCAAACGCCGTGTTGCGTACCGCTCAGACCAAAATGCTCGAAACCATTTCCGTGGCCGACTATACCAGCCTGACCGCCGCAATTACAGCCGCCAAAGTCAGCGGGCGTCCTACGGTCATTCTCATCAACGGTGACATTACCGTATCTGCGACCATTGTCGTGGACGCCCCGAACATCACACTGCAAGGCGCGGGCAGCGACACTTCGCACGACGTCGGAACGCAAGGCGCCGGCGCACGGGCCAAGCTAATCTGGGCGGGCAGTGCAGGCGGCACGGTGTTGCAGTTTGCCAGCCCGGTGGGTGCTGCCAACCAGGCGTGCGGCGGCGGCGGCGCGACTGGCCTTTACATTGCTTGCGGCAATAGCGCGGCCATCGGCTTGCAAGTGCTGTCATGGCGTAAAGGCACTTTTGAAAATTTGCACTTTGACAACCCGACAACGGTTGGCCTTGATGTCGGCGTGGTGGCCACTCTGGGCGAAGCGCGCGATACGCAAAATTGTTATTTCCGCAATCTGAGCAGCCGTCACTACGAAGTGACGAGCGGTACCGGCGGCCTAATCCGGCTGGGCGGCGATGCAACGGCAAACACCTCGCTGAATTTGTTTGAGCAGCTTGATTGTTCGTTTCTCAACGGCACCGCCTATCTGTTCAACAACAGCGATAACAACTATTTGGTTCGCCCCCGCGCTTTTCGCGGCGGCGGCGGCACCGGCAGCGCGGTGGTGTTCAACGGCAGCAACGCAAGCACGTCAGAAGTTGCGCGGTCAAACACAATCGTTAACCTTTCGACCAATGGTGCGTTGCCGATCATCTGCCGTGGCACGACTACCTTTACCAACCCAAGCATTGACAACAGTTTGCTGCTGCTGGACTTTGACAACGGCTACACGCCGCCAACAATTGAAACCGGCGCGTCAGCAGCGTGGAGCGACACACGCGGTTTGCAAGCGCGTTTTGGCTATATTGGCGTGCCTGCGGGCGAAGATATAACCAACACAGTGGCCGCTGAAGCCCGGCTTGGTACCAGCACGCTTCATGTCGTTAACGGTGCTGAAAACCATATGCGCCTGTCTAACGCAGCAGGCACAACCGAATGGTCGTTGTCGATTGACGGCAGCGGCAATCTACGCATCCTGCGTATCGCTGGGTCAGGCAATTTCAATATGCCGACCACGTCCGCTTACAACAGCGGCGCGATTACGTTGGGCGCAGCAGACAGTGGTGGCACCGGCTTCCGTGTCTTGAGAGTGCCGAACTAAAATGAAATCGCCCATCCTCGGCTCAAGCTATGTCGCCCGCAGCATCAACGCTGCGGACGCGCGCATGGTGAACCTCTTTCCAGAGGTTGTGCCAGAAGGTGGGCAGATGCCTGCGTTCCTTAACCGTGCGCCAGGGCTGAAGCTACAGCAGGCCGTTGGCACCGGGCCGATCCGGGGGCTGTGGGCGCACCAGACGCAAGGCTCTGACTTCTTCGTCGTGTCGGGCAACGAGGTCTACAAACTGTCTTCGCTGACCGGCACGCCGGTGCTGCTGGGGACAGTCAATGGCACTGGGCCGGTGTCCATCGCCGACAACGGCGACCAGATCGTCTTCGCGTGCAACCCGGACGCTTTTGTCTACACCGAATCCACCAACACGTTTGTGCAAGTCACTGATCCTGACTTCCCCGGCGCGGTGACGGTCGGCTATCTCGACGGCTACTTCGTGTTCAACCCACCCAACAGCCAGCGGCTGTACGTCACCAGCCTGTTGGATGGCACGCAGATCGACCCGCTGGATTTCGTCAGCGCCGAAGGATCGCCGGACGGCATCGTCGGTTTGATCGTCGATCACCGCGAAGTGTGGGTGTTCGGCACCGACAGCACCGAAGTCTGGTACAACGCCGGCACGGCGGACTTTCCGCTGGCGCGCATTCAAGGCGCGTTCAACGAGATCGGCTGCGTCGCGCCCTATTCCATCGCCAAGCTGGACAACGGCGTGTTCTGGTTGGGAACCGACGCCCGCGGCCAAGGCATCGTCTACCGGGCGACTGGCTACGTTGGCCAGCGCGTGTCCACGCACGCGGTTGAGTGGCAAATCCAGCAATATCTGAACATGTCCGACGCGGTGGCTTACACTTACCAGCAAGACGGCCACGCCTTTTACGTCCTGAACTTCCCTTCTGCCAACACAACGTGGGTTCTTGATGTCGCCACCGGGGCTTGGCACGAACGGGCTTATTTCAGCGAAGGCGTGTTCTCGCGTCACCGCGGCAACAGCCAGTGCAACTTCCTCGGCAACATCGTCATCGGCGATCACCTGAACGCCAACATCTACACCTTTGACCTGACGACCTACGCTGACAACGGCACGCCGCAGAAGTGGCTGCGGTCGTGGCGGGCGCTGCCGACCGGCCAAAACAACCTGAAGCGCACGGCGCAGCACAACCTCCAGATCATGTTCGAGTCTGGCGTGGGTCTGTCGGGCCTTGATCCATCCGATCCTTTTTTTGGTTTGCTGTTGACCGAAGGTGGCGACTTTCTTGTTACCGAATCGGGCGACTACATTGAAGTCACTCCGCTGACAGTGCAAGGCGCAAACCCGCAGGTTATGCTGCGCTGGTCGGACGACGGCGGCCACACATGGTCGAACGAGCATTGGGTGTCTATTGGTAGGATCGGAGGCTACGGCCAGCGCGCCATCTGGCGCCGCCTGGGCATGACGATGAAGCTGCGCGACCGCGTGTACGAGGTGTCTGGCACTGACCCGGTCAAGCTGGTCATCATTGACGCCGAACTGATGATAAGCGGCACCAATGCCTAACCCCGTCAACATCACCAACATCACGCCGCCGCGTGTGCAGTTGGCTGACCCGAACACAGGGCTGGTCAGCCGCGAATGGTTCAGGTTTTTCCAAAGCCTGTTTCAGTTAACCGGCAGCGGCCAGAACGACTTCACGCTGCAAGACTTGCAGATTGGCCCTGACAGCGACGCTGCGTCGCTGGCGGCTGTGTTGCAGACCGAAATCCAGAACCTATCGGTGTCGCCGCCGTACACGCCGCAGTTGGTTCGCCATCGCTACGGTTCGTTCTACGACACCACCACGCAGACCGCAGCGGCTATTAACACCGTCTACGCGATGACGTTCAACAACACGCAGTTCAGCCAAGGCGTCACCCGCGGCACGACAACGTCGCGTATCTACGTTGACACGCTGAACATCTACAACATTCAGTTTTCCGCGCAGATAGTTAACACTACCGGCGGCGGCGCGCACCGCGCTTGGATTTGGCTACGCAAAAACGGCGTTGATGTACCTGACAGCGCGACCGTTATCCGCATCCAAGGTAACAACACGGAGGCTGTTGCGGCGTGGAATTTTTTGCTAGAGATGAACCAAGGCGACTACTTCGAACTGATGTGGGCCGTTGATAACACGGGTGTTCAATTGCAGACATTTGCCGCCTCCGCATTTTACCCGGTAGTTCCGTCGATCATCCTTACCGTGACCAACAACATTAGCTCAGATGGGGGCTACTAATGGCCGTTCTTTCTCCTTCACCCAAAGCGCAGTTTCTGGACGCCTCTGGCGCGCCGCTGGTCGGCGGTAAGGTCTACACCTACGCCGCCGGCACGACCACGCCGCTGGCGACCTTCACGACCGGCGCCGGCACTGTGGCCAACACCAACCCGGTGATCTTGGACTCCCGCGGCGAGGCCAACATCTGGTACAGCAACGGCACGTCGTACAAGGTTGCGCTGACCGATTCGGCTGACGCTTTGATCTGGACGGTGGACAACATCGTCACGATTGGGTCGATGGCGTTCCAGAACGCCGACGCCGTGGCCATCACCGGTGGCACCATCGGGTCGGGCGTGACGTTCAACGGCAACACCACTGGCACGGCGTCCAACGTCACCGGCGTCGTTGCAGTCGTCAACGGTGGTACAGGCTCAACCACGGCTGCCGCCGCGCGCACCGCCCTTGGAGCGGCAGCGTCTGGGGCCAACGCTGACATCTTGTCGCTGCGGCAGGACGTGGCGCTTGTAGATGCTGGCACGATTGGCGCAACCAGCATCGGTTACCGCGGCGCACCGCAGAACGCCCAAACGTCAGCCTACCAACTGGCGCTGACCGACAACGGCAAGCACATCTCGATCACCACCGGCGGCGTCACGATTCCGGCCAACAGCGCAGCGGCGTTCCCGATTGGCGCGACGGTTGTTATCTACAACAACAGCGGCAGCAGCCAGAGTATCGGCATCACGACCGACACGCTGCGGCAGGCTGGCACGACCAACACCGGCACGCGGACGCTGGCCAACTATGGCCTGGCAACGTGCGTCAAGGTGGACACGACTGTGTGGGCCATCACTGGCGCAGGGCTGTCCTGATGAGCGGCGCGGTGCTGTCCTTGCTGGGTACGTCGGGTGGGGCGGCGTCTGCCGTGACCATCACGGTCGATCCCGCAACGATCACAGGCATCAACATCGGGCTTACCGCGTCGGCCCAGTACCAGCTTAACAGCAGCGGCAGCGCGTTCCAGATCGTCAACGGCGGCGGTGCCACACTGTTATACGCTTGGTGCATCCCGGCGTCGCAGGCGGCCAACTACGAAGTGTACGCCAGCCTGGTGTCAGGGTCGTTGAGCGGCGGCAGTTCGGCTACTGACACTTGGCTGGCGCTGACATCGACACGCAATTGGCTGGTCAGCACCACCACACTTCAGTACGCAACGCTCAATGTTGGTATCCGGCGTATCGGCACCACCACCATTTTGGCGGCGGCTGACATCGAACTAGCCGCCGAAGCAGTATAAGGATAGGCCATGTCTGTTACCGCCAAAGCCCTGATCCCGGCCAAGGTCGCCGAAGATACGCAGTCCACGCAGTACACTGCGACCAACGTGACGACGATCATCGATAAGTTCACGGCCACCAACTACGGCGCGTCCGCTGCGTCGATCAGCGTCAACCTGGTGACGGCAGCCGACACCTCTGGCACGCAGAACCTGATCGTGAAGACCAAGACGCTCCAGCCGTCCGAAACCTACACGTTCCCGGAACTGGTGGGCCACGTCCTGAACCCAAACGGGTTTATCTCGACGCTGGCGTCGGCGCCGCTGACGATCAACATCCGCGCGTCAGGACGTGAGATTAGCTGATGTTGGCGCGCGTTGATGATCTTGTGCCGACCGCGCCGTTTACGGAAGCGGACGTGGAGAAGTTGGAGACGGCTTTTCTTCAGCATGAACAGGCTGACTGCCCAGTTCATCACCACTTTGGCCCAGGCGTTTACATTCGCGAAGTTGTGTTGCCAACCGGGGCGTATGTCATCGGGCATCGGCACAAGACCCCGCACATCAACATTATGCTGGAAGGCCGCATCACGCTGATCGGCCAAGACGGCGGCCACACCGAACTGACCGCGCCCCAGACGTTTGTCAGCGGCGCCGGTCGCAAGATCGCCTACATCCATGAGACGGTGCGCTGGCAGAACGTGTACGCCACCGACGAGACAGACGTGGAAACGCTGGAGGCGCAGCTTCTGGACAAAAGCATTGCTTTTGAGGAAGCCCAAGAAGCCAACAGCCTGCTTTTGTCGTATGACACCCACGCAGATCAGGACGACTTTGCTGCGGCAATTTCTGAGTTCGGCTTCGACGCCGACACAGTCTGGGCCATATCGGCAGATGAGAGCGACCAGATTCCATTACCGCACGGCGGCTACAAGATGATGGTGGCGCCATCGCTGATCCACGGCAAGGGTGTGTTCGCCACCGGCGACATCGCCGCCCATGAGTTGATAGCCCCGGCTAGGCTCGGCGGAAAACGCACTCCCGCCGGTCGGTTTACCAACCACTCAAAAACGCCGAACGCAATTATGGTCAAAAGCGACAACGGCGATATTTTTTTGTTCTCAAGCCAGTCGATTTCTGGCTGCAAAGGTAGTAGTGTCGGCGCGGAGATAACCGTGGATTACAGACAGGCGCTATCGCTGTCGGTAGGAGTTGAATGAGATGTCAGCAGTAGCAGCAGCAGTTATTGGCGGCGTAGCGCAGCTGGGTGGTGGTCTGATTGCAGCCGGTGGGGCCAAGAAGGCTGCCAACATTCAAGCGGAGTCATCGCGGGAAGCGCGGGCAACCGACGAACGGATGCTGGAGCGCCAGATCGGGCTGCAAGAGCCGTTCCGCCAAGCTGGCCTGACCGCGCAAGAGCAGATCATGCAGTTGCTGGGGATCGGCGGCGACGCATCGGCGGCGGGTTACGGCAGTCTGGCCAAGCCGTTTAGCCAGACTGACTTTGAGCAAGACCCAGGTTACGCCTTTCGCCAAGCGGAAGGTATGCGTGCGCTGGAGCGCAGCGCGTCGGCCCGCGGCAATCTGCTGTCAGGTGGCACGCTGCGCGGCATCCAGCGGTTCGGGCAGGACTTGGCCAGCCAAGAGTATGGCAACGCCTTCAACCGCTACCAGATTGAGCGCAGCGCACGTTTGAACCCGCTTCAATCGCTGATGGGTTCTGGCCAGTCGGCGACCAACGTCACGACGGGCAATATCGGTCAGTCGAGCCAGAACCAGCAGGCTAACATTTTGGGCGCCGGGCAGGCCCGCGCGTCTGGCTACGTCGGTCAGGCTAACGCGCTCAGTGGGGCGTTGGGTAGCATCGGCCAAGCGGCAGCGTCGTACCCTCTTATGCAAGCACAGATGAACTATTTCAATTCGTTGCCCCGCGGCGGCGGCGGCGGCAATGTTGGTTCAGTTATTCAACCTTACGCTGCGCCGGGGCTTAACGTGCCGCCCACATATATGCCCGGATTTGGCCGCGGTTAACTAAGGACGGACAATGGCTAACCAAGCAATCGCCCTTCAAGCCCGCGCACCGCAAGGCAACTTCTTGGCGCCTGCGATCCAGCAGGGCGCGCAGTTCATCAACATGATGTCGCAGCAGCGCGCCGCTGAACGCCAGGCAGCGGCGCAAGAACAGTCAATGCGGCTTCAGATGGCTGGTGAAGGACGGGCCGCAGCGGAAGCGGCGCGGGCGGCTGAATTGCAACCGTTTAAGGTCGAGGAAGCCAAAACTAAATCAATCAAAGATGCTATCGAGGTTGGCATGGAGTTCAACAAATACATCAACACGTCTGCGGCAGACGCTAACTCGCCGGAAGATTTCCGTGCGTTTGCGGCGGACATTGCGGCTAACCCTTTGTTTCAATCAAATATATTTAAAAATGGGTTGGCGCAAGTCGTTGCGTCTATACCAAACGACCCCGCGCAGTTTCCTGAGTGGAAACGTCAAACCGGCCTCAAGACTGTCGCCCGCGACAAACTCTACAAGGCCGAATTGATTAAACAGGAGACCGCAGACGGTACGCGTTATCTTGCCGTTGATCCGTATGGGGATGGCAGCGCGTCAGTTGTACCGGGGTCGGAAATCAACCTCGGCCAAGAGATTACCTACCTCAAAGGTGGCGATGGCTCGTACATCCCCATGCCGAAGCGTATGGCGCCGGCTGGTGATGGCTTGGTTGGCGGCGCCCGCGGCGGCGGTGGTGGTGTTACACCAGTGGCTACGGCGCTTCAGACCAACCCAGGCGCGATCCGCGATGGTGGGTTTGCGCGTTCACAGCCCGGCTACGCCGGCGCCAGCGGCGGTTTTGCTACGTTTGATACGCCGCAAGCAGGCGTTGCCGCGCAGGAAAACTTGCTGCGTAAGGATTACGTTGGCAGGGGCTTTAACACGATCAACAAGATCGTTAGCCGCTACGCACCTCCCGGCGGCGAGAACCCGCCCGCGGCTGTTGCTAACTACAAGAAATACGTTGCCCAGCAGACCGGCATTGACATGGACGCGCCGATCACTGCCGCGCAAGTCCCGGCGATTGCAGCGGCTATGCGTCAGTTTGAAACTGGACAACGTCCCGCTGGCGCACCTGCTGCCGCGCCTGCGGCTGGCGGCGGCATTCAGTTTGGCGTGCCTATCCCCGGCACCAGCAAACCGCCAAAGCCTAAAGCGGGAGAGATTTCGCCGGAGAAAAAACTGGCGCGGGATAGGGCGGTTCAAGATTTGTACGACGCGGTCGTGGATGCCCAGAAAAAAGGCCATCTTGTTTCTGATAGGCAAAGTTTTATGGCAAATCGGGCGCAAGAACTTCGGCAGGGGCGCGCGTATCTGCCGGGTGGCACAGAACAAAAGTCAAGCGTAGAGACTATTGAAGCAACAGCGGCTCAACTTTTGCGTCAATTGATTGAAAAAGGCACATCTGGTACGCTGAACGCATTGGGGGAGCAGAAGCTATTTTTGCGGAGCGTCGGCGGCGCTGATTCTACTTACGAAACACGCATGAATGCAATCCGCAATTTTGCTAAACAGAATGGCATAGCGTTGAATGATTACGCTTCTGATAAACCGCAAGCGTTAAACGCTGAAACACCGACAAGCAAACTGTCGTCAAAAACCCGCGCAAAATACGGATTATAATATATGGCTACTGTCGCGCAACTAGAAGCCGCTCTGATGAAAGCCGACGCTGCGGGTGATGACGCGGCGGCGCGCGAAATCGCGGCAGAAATCAAACGTGTGCGCGCTGTTCAGCCTTCGGCGCAACCAAAAAGCACTTCCGTTGGCAGGGGAACCGCAATCAGTAAAGGTTCTGCGCGGGGTCTTAGTGATGTGTCCGATACGCTGGTCAAAGCCGCCGCAAATATCGTTGATAGGTTTGGTGTTTCGCCCGCTGAAGCTGTGGCTTGGGCGGCTGAAAACGTCAGCGGCTACAGCAAAGCCGACGCGGCTAAAATCGCGGATAACCTTACAAAACTACCCAATTTCCAGACCATCGTGGAAGCTGGATCGCAAGCTAACAAAGACCGCGATAAAGCCGTGCAGGCGGAATACCCATATTCATATGGTGGCGCTCGTGTAGGGGGGCAAGTATTTGGCACTGCCCTTTTACCGGGTCTTGCGGGTAAAGCTGTTGCCCGCGTAGCTGGCGGTACAAAGGTAGGTAAGACCGCAGCGACCGCGCTGGGGTCTAGCGGATTTACGACAGGTCTGTTGCCGACACGCGCAGCCGTAAAAACAGGGTTGGCGCAAGCCCCAAAACTTGTTGATCGTGTTGTAGATATAGCTGTTCGCGGTGCGGCTGGTGCAACGGTAGGCGCTGGCACAAGTGCTGCTTCAGGGCAGGACGTAGGTTTAGGCACCGCTATAGGTGCGCTTATGCCAACGGTAGGGTCTGCAACTTTCCGTACTGTAACGGACAAAGTCTTGCTGCCTACCTGGGAGCGTCTGTCTGGGCAGCTTGGGGTTCAGCGGGCCGCCGCCATATTCCGTGATTCGTTTAACATGACCATTCAAGAGGTGCGCGCCCTTGCCCGCAGCGCCCAAGGCGATACGTCGTTTGCCAAAGTCGTGGCGCGATCCGGCGCTGAAGAACCAACTGTTCAAGCGTTGTTCAAAACGGTTTCAGAAGGTGCGGGCAAAAATGTTTACGCACCGCTTGAGCGCGCCGAAACACAAGCCCAGCAAAATGTGCTTAACGCTATGGCGCGCGGCGGTACGGAACGCGAATCGCGTAATGTGCTGGCCCAAGGCAAGAGCGCGCTTGGTGAGCAATACGCCACCGCCCAAGAACGTGCGTTTGAACGAGCCAACCTCGGCGGCAAAGTCATCCCTAAATTGGAAACGCAAAGCGCGCAAGCAACGCAGGATGCCGCAACGCAATCTGAATTGGCCCGCCGTTTTACGTTGGGCGCAGAGCGGGCAGAAACGCGGCTTGGTCAAATGGAAGATGAGATGGCGGCGCTGGGGAAAGCATTTGACCCTGCGGCTGTTGGCCGTGAGCGCGGTATCGCCGGCGCCATGACGCAACGCGGTGAGCAGGCTGCGCTTGGCGCTATTGGCTTGCGCGGTGAAGCAGCAGCAGCGCAGCAACAAATCGCTGACTTGGCCGCGCAAGGTATCCGCGCGCTTGAGACGCGGCCTCTCGCAAACCAAATTCGTGCAATGGCTAGTGCGGAAGGCGCTGGCGAAGTTCAGCGTAAAGCGTTGCTTGATGTAGCTAGGCAAATTGAAAACGAAGGCGCTATCATTCGAGCCGGCGATTTGGACGCTATCCGTCGCGGTGTTAATGTAACTATCGCGCGGCTCAATCAAGGGCTAGATGTGGGCAGCGTGAACAAAGCCGCCGCAGGCGTAGTAGGTCAAATCAAACCGCTTATCGACACTTCCATTGAAACCGCTGGCGGCCAAGGATACGGAGCGGCTAAGACCGCTTTTGCAACCGGCTCCACCGATCTAGAGCGCCAGGCTTTCGCTGGTGATTTGGCGGGTATGTTTGAGAAAAACCCGGCGCAGTTTGCGGCTACGGTTGGCGGCGAGCGCGGTACTACCGGCGCGGTTGAAGCGGCGTTCCCGCGGGGTGGGCGTCAAAACTTTGACATCCAAGAAATGATGGGTGTGCCGGGCGGCGCTGCTGGCCCATCACGTATGCCTGCCCTAGAAAATATCGCAAGCGAAGTCCGACTTAACCAAAACATGGCAAGGCAAGCCGCCGAAGGCGAAAACGTCGCTAAAAATCTACTTAAATTTCCACGGGAAGAAGTAGATATTTTCCATAAATATTCGCCGCTGGGGATGACATACAACGCAGCAGATGCGTTGCTAAGGTTCACCAAAATTTTGTCGAACTCAGGGTTGGATGAACAAATCCAGAAGACGCTGGCGCAAGGTTTCCGCAGTGGCCGAAGCGCCGAAGAATTGCTGATGACCCTCCCTCTGGCTGACCGCGCACAAGTAAGCCGCCGGTTGGCGGACAATGGTCTTCTTGGTGCAAAGTCAATGCTGGGCATTTCATCGTTCAACGCTATGAACACGCCGCCCGACCAAGTTTTAGACAACAGAGTATCTGTCAACAGGATGAGGCGCTGACGTGACGACCATCGACCAGACCGAAGCGCGGCTGAACACGCATGAGGAGGTGTGCGCCTTGCGGTATGACGGCATCTGTGCGCGACTGAAACGTCTGGAGAATATCGGCGTAGGCGTGGCTGGCACGATCATCATGCTGCTGGTCACTATCGTAATGAAGATTAGCTAACCACCGCGGTCTGTTCAAAAGACTGCTTTGTAGGGTGATTCATGGCAGTCAATCAGTACGACGTTGACCCAGAGGGCGACGCCAAAATTGCTGAGTTAGCCGCCGATCTCGGCAGTCAGAACGCAACAGCACTTCATCTAAACATCAGCCGGGCGGCGGTGCAGAACGCCTGCCGCCGTCATGTGGCGCGGACAGCCGCGGTTCTGTCGCTCGACACGCCCAAGGCAGACCCGCTGCCGCCAGCCGATCTGCCGTTTGCAGAGCGGCTGGCGCTGATGAAGAAGCGCAACGCACTGCGGATCGCGCACGCGCAGGCGCAAGCCTGGCAGACCGTGCGGATACCGATCAAAGGGCCATACGCCATCTGCTGGTTCGGCGATCCGCACCTCGACGATCCGTTCTGCGATCTGGTCGGCTTCGAGCGTGACGCGCGCATCTGCGCCGAAACCGAAGGGCTGTACGGCGCCAACGGCGGTGATTCGATCAACAACTGGGTGGGCAGGCTAGAGCGCCTGTACGGCGAACAATCCGCCACGGTATCAGAAGGCTGGGAACTGGTCGAGTGGGCGCTGAAGCATCTAGGCGTCAACTGGCTGGTGTGGATTTTGGGCAACCACGACACATGGAACTACGGCAAACGCATATTCGACGGCATGAACACCGAACGCATCCTGATGCGCGACTGGGACGCCAAGCTGCAACTGGCGTCGCCGTGCGGCGGTATCACCCGCGTCTGGGCGCGGCACGACTTCAAGGGCCACTCAATGTACAACGAGTTGCACGGCTTGAAGCGGGCGGCGATGATCGACGAACACGCCGACATCTACGCTGCGTTCCACCGGCACACGTTCGGCACCGGCCAGGGCGAGTTTGCCGGCGGGCGGCGCTACACGCTGGTGCGCGCCAAGGGCTACAAGGAGAGCGACGACTACGCGCTCAAGGGCCAGTTCGCAGAACAGCGCAGCGGACAGTCGGTCGTGACGGTCATCACGCCGCGCAACGGCGCTGCCCCGGCAGTCAGCGTGTTTGAGGATGTGCAGGAAGGCGCGGACTTCCTGACCTACAAGCGCAGAAAGGCTGGGTTGTGATCGACCTTCTGTGGTATTATACCTTCCGGTACGGAAAACGCATGGGCGTTACGCAATGAGCATTGTCCTTGGCCCCCGGTCTATCGCCCGTTTGCAGGACGTGCATCCTGACCTAGTGCGCGTTGTCCGCCGCGCTGCTGCCATGTCTAGTCTGGACTTCACTGTGCTGGAGGGGCTGCGAACGCTACCTAGGCAGAAGCAGTTGCTGGCGCAGGGTGCGACCCGCACGCTGAACTCTCGGCACCTGACTGGCCACGCTGTCGATCTGGCGCCAATGATCGGCGGCACCGTGTCGTGGGATTGGCCGCTGTATAACCGTCTGGCCAAGATCGTGAAGGCGGCAGCGGCGCACGAAAAAGTCCCGATTGTCTGGGGCGGCGACTGGCGGACTTTCAAGGACGGCCCACATTGGGAATTACCGTGGAAGCAATACCCCAAAGGAGAATGACATGAAGTTTGTTTCTTGGCTTGTGAACCGGCTCAAAGAGCCTAGCACCTACGCCGGCGTCGCCAGCCTCGCGCTGGCGCTGGGCCTGACGGACGTGCAGTGGGAAGCCATCTCGGCAGCGGTTGCCGGTCTGGCTGGGCTTGCCGCCGTGTTCCTGATGGAAAAGCCTGAGGCGTGATCAAACTCCTGACGCTCTTGCTGTCGCTGCTTGACCGGGTGTTTACCGATTTCGGAAACGCCAAGCTGCGGGCGCAAGGGCGTCAGGATGCACAGGAGCAACTTGATGCGAATGTTGCCAAGGCTGAAGCCGCTATGGACGCTGACGATCCCGCTCGTCTTGACCGGCTGCGTGACAGGTTCGACCGCGCTCGTCGGTGATTACTGCCGCATCGCCAAGCCGATCAGCTACGACAGCAAGACGGACACCGCTGAAACGGTGAAGGCAATTGAGACGCACAACTCTACGTGGGTGTGTCTGTGTGAATCAGACTGTCCCGCCAGCACTGCAAATACCAAATAGCCTTGCCGATCTCCTGCACCGTGGCGTCCTTATGCCCGGCGCGGCTCATGTACTTCAGCGCGTTCCCACGGCAGTAGCCGGCGAACTCCTCTGGCGACAGCTTGGCCTGGAGGTAGTCAATCGTCTCAATACCGCCGACCTTATAGTGGTCGGGATTAACTGCGTCCGTCATGCGCCCAGCCTCGCCATCAGTTCGGCGCGCTCCCGCGCGTTACGCAGCATGGCGTACCGCTGGTGCAGGCGGCGCACGATCCCGATGCGGCGGCGCGTCGCCATCTCGTCGTCCAGCAGGCGCTTGACCTCGGCTTCCGACATGGACGTGAGCGTGGCGGCCAGCGACCGCCAATCAACCTTGTTCATTCTTCAACTCCTTCATCGCTATGTCTGACACGGCACGCTTTTCGTGAAGGGCCGCCCAGATGCGTTCGTCAATCGTTTTTTCGGTCAGCATCACGTAGACCCACACCGCATGGCGCTGCCCACCGCGGTGCAGGCGTCCGACTGTCTGCTCGTACAACTCCAGCGACCACGGCAGCGACACGAACACCATGTGGCAGCCGCCGTGCTGAAGGTTCAGGCCGTGGCCTGCGGACTTCGGATGCACCAGCAGCAGTTCGACCTTGCCGGCGTTCCACCGCTCAATCACGTCCTTGTCCTCTATGGTCTGGGCGTGCGGGAAACGCCGGCGCAGTTCGGCCAGTTCCTCTTGGTAGTTGTACACCACGATGGTGTTGGCGCGCTGGTTCTCATCCAGCAGTTCCTCCAGCCGGTCAAACTTGTGGCTGCTGAACCAATGCACCGGCAGCGGCCCCTCGCGGTTGTAGACGAACCCCGACGCCATCTGTTGCAGCTTGGTCGTCACCGACGCGGCGTTCTGGGCGATGACGCGGTCGTCGCCGAACTTGACGACGTAGTCGCGCTTCATCTTCTCATACGGCCCGCGATCCGCAAGCTGAACCCGCGTCTCAACGACATGGCACGGCGGCAGCTTGTCCTTGTAGTCGCCTGGGTCAAGCACGAACGTCGCCGGCTTGATCCGTTCCATCACCTGTTCCAGCGCGCCGGGTGCCGGCGTCCACTGACCAAACTCGCGGTTGACGCAGTGGAAGTACTGCTGGAGGAACGCGCCCTTGGCGCGGCCCAGCAAGCCTTGGTCAATGATCTTGCACTGGCCAAACACATCCTCAAGGCCGTTCGACGTGAACGAGCCTGTCAATCCCCACCGTATCGCCATCGTAGACATAAGTTTCTCCAGTGTTTTGAACCGCTTCCCGCTGGGGTTCTTCAGCCGCGTCAGTTCGTCGAACACGACGCCGTCAAAACCTGACAAATCCTCTAGCTTATCAAGGTTGTCGTAGTTGATCACGACCACAGGCGCGGCGCTGGCCAACGCCGCTTTACGCTGCGCCGGGGTGCCGACCGCCAGCGCCGGCGTGATGTTAGACCACTTCGGGGCTTCGACCGGCCACACGTCCGTGCAGACGCGCTTGGGGGCAACCACCAGCCACCGCTTGACCAAGCCGTCGTTCAGCATCGCCTGCATGGCTGTCAGCGTGATCGCGGTCTTGCCAGCGCCCACCGGCGCCAAGATCATCGCCCGGTCGCGCTCGTACAGGAAGTCGGCGGCGTCGTCCTGGTAGGGGCGCAGTCTCACGGCGCGCAGTCCATCACAGCCGCTACGAACTGCGTTGCCGTTTCAGCGTCAAGGCCGTTTCCGTAGGCGCGCAGTCGTCCCACGCGGCTGGCAGCCGCATCAGCCAGCGGGAATGTGCCGGGTTCAACCGGCCTCCACTTGTCATCCCGGCAGTAGAGCCAGTCAGCAGCGTCCCGTCCCAGCATAGGCGCATGGGGCCGGTCGTCGCCATTTCCGCCAGCCCCCGCACAATCCCACCCATCAGCGGTTCGCCCTTCCGGTCGCCGCTTCTGCTGGACTGCCCGCCCGTCATGGTGTTCGGCGTCGGCCAGCCCGCTAACACTGCTCCGTGGTTCAGCGTAATATTCTTCGTTGCAAAGTTTTGAGATGGTTGGCGAACGCTGTCGTTGGTGGTCGGCGTCGGCCAGCCCGCCAGATAGGTCGCTGTTGATGGCAGATCGTCCAGCCGTCCCTTCCTCGCAATTTCCGCTTCGCAGCCTTCCGCCGTCCTCGACCCCTTGTCGCCGTCCGTCGAGCGGGGTGTTGGCCAGCCCGCTAGTTCCACTGCGTTCGGCAGTTCCGACACTTTGTGCGCGGCTTTGCCCGCCCGTCCTCTGGCGTCCGCTGCCAACGGTGTCGGCCACCCCCGTGAAATAAAGTCGCTGCCGGATGTGCGCGCCGCCGAACCCCGCAGCGCACAAATCTGCCGCCCCAAAGGCGTAGCCCGCGCTTTCCATGTCAGTTGATACAAGATCGAGCCAATCGAGCGCGCTTGCAACCTGTTCGCCAAGGACGATTGCAGGGTGGCACTGGCGGATGAGATTGAACCAGGTGGGCCAGAGATGGCGCTCGTCAGCGAAGCCTTCCTGCTTGCCTGCGGCGCTAAACGGCTGGCAAGGGCAACTGCCCGTCCAGACGGGCCGGTCGTCGGCCCATCCGGCTTGGCGCAGGGCGTGGCCCCAGACGCCGATTCCTGCGAAGAAGTGACACTGGTCGAAACCAAGAAGGTCATCAGGTTGAATTTCTGTGATACTGCGCTCATCAACTTCACCTTTCGCCAAGTGTCCTGCCGCGATCAGGTTCCTGAGCCATTGCGCGGCGTATGGGTCTATCTCATTGTAGTATACTGTCATTTTATTTTCCTTTCCCAATCGTCCACGTCCTCTTTCGACCACAGCAATGCGTAATTCTGGTTCATCTCGGCCATGTTTTCGGCAAATATCTCTTGCAGCGGCGACAGCCGCCCGCCGGGCTTCTTCATTTCCACGAACCACGTCTGGCCGTTCGGCAGGCAGGCGATGCGGTCAGCCACGCCCCGCTGCGTCACGCTGCGGAACTTGTAACTGTACCCGCCCAGCGCCTTCACGCGCTTCACGAAGTAGGCTTCGATCTCTTTCTCGGTCATGGCGCTATCCTATGGGTGCAAACATTCTGTTGCAAGGGCCAAGCAAAAAGAAACCCCCGGCGCAGTGAGGCGCGCCGGGGGTTTCCGTCATCAACCGCGCTGGTTTGGGGTGCGCTGTTGATGAATCCCTACCACCTTCGCCCCGGTGGTATCAATGTTTTCTACCATCCGGCGAAGGTCGGATTTGGTATGAACTCTGGCAATCTCCGGGGCTGCGAAGATATGCCGCTTGGTGTGGAAGTCAGCCGACCCCAGACGCCCGCAGTCCGTCCAACCGGCTTCCTTGAAGGCGTGCAGCAGTGCAGCCTGCGGCACTTTGACACCCGCAGGAACCTTACCCTCTGTGACCAAAAGATCACACAGCTTGTGGAACGGCCCGCCGACAACGCCCGACGCAAACGGCCCCACGCGCAGGCGCATCATATCGACCAAGTAGCTCTCGGCTACACTCATGCCCTGCTCGACCATGTTCAGCTTCCACTCGGTCACCGGCGGCGCAGCGGCAGCGCCGAACGCCGACACGTCGCGCAGATGCAACCAAGCCGCGATCTTCTCGTAGCCGCCGGCCTTGTACCAATCCCACAGCGCGTCTGCCTCTGGCTTGGTCATCCGCGGTGCGCGCGACCACACGCAGAACCAGCGGCGATCCTGCGTCGGCAGCGTGATCGGCAGCGGGTCGTTTGTGAACGCCACCACCTGAACCCGGTTCAGCATCTCGTAAGGGTGCAGGCCCTTGCGGTTGATCAGCAGCGTCTCTGGCGGCGCGGCGATGATCGGCTTGAGCTTGTTGGCCAACGCCCGGCGCTCCTTCGCCTCCGGTTCGCGCAGTTCGTTCAGGATCAGAACTTCAGCCTCCAGGTTGTACCCCCACTGGCTGTTGATCTCGCCCGTCTCAATGATCGACCGGTTGTGCTGGTGCTTGCCGCCGATGGCCCACAGGAACGGCGCCCACATGGTGTCCTTGCCGCTGCCTTCGTCGCCGCCGTGCAGCACCGCGTGGTTGATCTTCACGTTCGGGTGTTGAACCTTGTACGCCATCACGTCGAAGATATGCTCCAGTTCGGACGGCTCCTCGATCAGACTGCGGCAGTGATCCAGCCACGGCGCGATCTGCGCGTCACTGACTGACGCCGTGGCGCTCATGTCGGGGCGGGCATTGACCCAGCGGTTGCCGTAGACCAGCCCATCGCGCGCCACTAGCACCTCCTCGCCGGCGGCGTAGGTTATGCCGGTCAGCGCCTTCGCACCAAACTCCTGTCGGCGCTCGTCGTAGTAGACCGACGCGGCAACTTGCCGCTTGTTGTTGTGGATCGACCGGCAATCGACGTGGCGGAACAGCGCGTTGAACACCTGACGCGGCACTTCTTGGCGCGTCACCATGTCGAAATAGCTGTCGTCGGACTGCACGTAGGCGAACCGGTCGAACCACTCGGTCTTGGTCAGCCGCCCGGCCTCCTTGCGCTCCACCTCCTTGACGGTGATGGCGGCCTGATCCGGGAACGCTTCGGTTGGCGAGATTTTCTCGGCCATCAGCCTCATGCGTTCGGCGATCAGTTCGTCGCGCAGCCCTGGCGTCACGGTCGGGCCGCCGTTGTCCGACACCCACTTCAGGAACGTCGTGCTGGTGAGGTCTTGGCAGTGGCCGTGATAGCAGCAGTAGGAGCGATCCAGCGGCTTGTAGCGGCCCTCAATGCTGCCGTCCGAATGCGCGGCATGGTTGGGGCAGACGACGCCGCACCAGCCCTCGTTGTTGACCCGCGACAGCACCATGCTGTTGTCCGACAGCCACGCCAGCACGTTGTCTTGGCCGGTGTCGCGTATCTTGATGCTCTTGATCTCAGCGGTGTCCGATTCGGGCGGCACAACGCCCAGCGCCGCGCACACTTCGTCCAGCGTGTACTCGCGGTCACGGTGGAACTCGACCAGCCGCGCCTCGAAGTTGCCCCTGCCCCGCTTCAGGTTGACGCTGCCGGGGATGCGGCAGTTGCGGACGGCGTTGGTTGCGCCTGGGTCAGTGTAGCCCGCATCCGCAATGGCGGTGATGGCCGCGGTGAAGTCTGCCTTGGACGGCTGTTCGCTGAAGGCGTAGCCCCACTGGAACGACCCTTCGGACGTTTCCATAATCCACGTCGGAGCCAGCGGCGGCTCCTTGGACTTGGTGCCGATGTCGTCCAGCATCATGAACAGGACATACTCGACGTTCTCTGACTTGGCCGATGGCTTGCCATCCACGAAGCGGTCAACGATGAACGACCCGGTGTTGACGTACCATGCGTCGCCCGGCTTGATGTTGGCCTTGGCCGGCAGGAACGACGGGAAGGTCGCCTTCGGCGCCCCATCGCCGTGGTAGACCATCTCGCCGCCGACCAGCGTTGGCTTCTGCTTCAGCAGCAGCGCCGTCTCGCCCGTCTCGAACGCCAGCTTAGTGACGTATTCGATAAACTTGATGCGATCCTCACTCATCGCAGTACTCCTATTTTCCGTATCGTTGCATGATAGCCACTTCCGCGTTCAGCGGCAGGCCAGCGGCCCAGAGCGGCGGTGTACACATGATCTTGACCAGCGCGGCAGCGGCGTCCTCGGCGGTGCTGGCGTCTGTCTCCAGCACGATTTCGTCGTGGACGTGCAGCACTACGTCGAATCCTTCTTCCTCCAACCGCCGCAGCGCGTGCCGCAGCAGATCGTTGGCGATGGCCTGTGTGATGTTTTCGCAGGCCAGACCGCGCCACAGGCGGGCGCGGGGCCATTCCTTTGCGTCAGCGGCGGGCTTCCACGCCGCCTTGGCGTATGTGATGTTGCCCTCCTCATCGAAGCGGGCGAACGGGTAGCATAGCACACGGCCTGACGGCAGGGCATACCAAAGATGCTGCTTGTCGAACAAATATGTCACGCGCCCGGCGCTGATCTCTTTGCCTGGGTGGCGCATGGCGCCGGTGTACGCCCGCTCCAGCGCCGTCCAGTAGTTGACCGACCACGGGTTCGCCCGTCGCCAGCCGTCCACCATCTTGCGGCTGTCGCTCTCGGTCAGGATGACGTTGTAGATGCGGCCCATGCTGGCGAAGGCACCCACGCCGCCGGCAAAGCCGCAGGCCAACTCCTGCACCTTGCCGATCTGGCGCTGATCCTTGTCCACGTCGTCATAGCGGACGTGGAAGGTCGCTGCGGCGTTGTGCTTGTACACGTCCTCGCCGCGCGCGAAGATGCCCAACTTCTCGGCGCCGCTGTTGGTGTTCGACGCCCAGGGCGTCACCCGCGCCTCAATGGCGGCCCAATCGGCCACCACCAGCCGCTTGCCTTCAGGGGCCATCAGCGCCGGGCGCAGCATCCCCTTCAGCACGTCCGTGATCCGGCGTCCGAACTGCGGCACGATCTTGTGACCGCGCACCATCGCTTGCCGTGCTAGTGCAGGGTCTGCGGCACATCGCCGTGGGAAATTATGAACTTGCAGTCCAAATGATGAAGCGCGGCCTGTAGCACTACCTCCAGCGAATACGAACGCTCCTCTAACTCGTTGATCCTCATCGTCTGAGAGCGCAGCCGCGCGCGCAAACT